TAGTGTTTTTATGTTGGTTTCATCTGTTTCTTTTTCATTTAAGGTGATAGGTATTGTTTTCACAACACGAGTAGTAGGTAGGCTAGTGTCTTTTCGTGTATTAGGTACAACACATTTACCATCATATTCAATATATGTTTCTCTCATACATTTCCGACACGGAGGAAGTATATTATCCTTGTACCTGTTTTTCAATACAGAATTACATACTTCCTCATCAACGAATAATCCCCCACCCAGTATAGAACAAGTTTCATTGATTTTGATAATCTTAAATCCATGATTTTTCAAATGTAATGGAAGATACTCTTCAAAAATGGTTCCAACTTCCATTCTACAAGCCTCCTCTCCCTTTTCTAATAATGGTTTGTTACAATATTTCTCTATACATTCATCAAATGCTTCCTGTACAATAATATTCAACTGATGATTATCAAAACGATCATCATGCTCCATTATAATCTTTTCACTATCCAATAATGGGTGATAAACTTCTATCTCATAAAAATACATTTATTGACACTCCTCTCTGAATCTTAACTTATGCTTCCTCACGGTTTCAATTGCCGTGTCTATAAGTAAACTCCATTTAAAACTCTCATGCTTATCTCGCAATACCTTATGCCATGCCTCTTTCATTATCCCCCCATTTTTACGATTCTTTCAACACCCAACCCTTTTAAAAAATCATCTAAACAATCCACATTCCAATCAACACTTTTTAAAGCATCACGAACAATGATAGCATCCTCCAAACACTTATATACTCCAAAATGATAATTATTCCCATCTATACTTTTAGAAATCTTATAAGAACCCCTCGAGTGTTTGTAAATATGCAGTAATTTCTTATCTTTACCATCCTTTCGTGGACGACCTATTATTGGTGCATTCATTACTTGTTTCAGGTTAGTGTTATGTTGTTTTAGGATTTCATCAATACTTAAATTATGATTATTTCTCAAATCTTCACTTATACTCATAGTTTCATCTGTTCTAATCTTGATTTTTGCCCTCCACCACCACGACGTTTAACACCTTCATCTTCAATTATTCTCTTTACAAATCGACCTATTTGATAATTATTCAAACCATACTTTTTTTTAAGCTCTTTAACAGACACATCTAAACAATTTAAATAATCCTGCTTAAATTGATTAAACAATGCCCTTGATTTAGCACCATTATAATTTTCTTCAACAATATTAAAAACTACTTTACCCATTATATCCTCACCAACACACAATATCTAATTTTTCAAAAACATTATAACCCAAATCAGTTAAACGTACCTCTTTTCTTCTTTTACTATCTGGATCAACATACTCCACTAAACCTTTATCAATCAAATCATACACTGCATGATAAGTTGAACTTGTACAATACTTCCCTTTCTTTTCTCCTAATTTACATATTTGAGAAATTTCTTTTTGTGCCAATTCCATGAATACTTTTTTTCGTAATCTTCCCAGTTTCACAAACTGAGCCAAAATTACCAAATCATCAGCCATACACATCACCTTATAATATATGAATAGTGATATTATTTCACTCCTTCAGCATAGTTTACTAAGTTTAATCCTTCATTAATTACACAACCCACCAATACATCAAAAGACACTTGTTGTTGTTTGCTAATATTCTTCAGCTGATTTTTCCCAACAAAACCTAAACGTTCATGTATACGATAAACTGTATCCATTGCATTACCATATTCATCATTATCTTGTTTTTCATTTTTTAATCTCTCTTCACGTATTTTACATAATTGTGATTCCAAAATATTTATTTCATCCTGATGTATTGCAATTTTTTTTCTTAGTTCTGTTTCTTTATCATCAGACAATCCTATTGCTTTTCTCAACTGTTCTTCAACAAATTCACTTCGACCTTGAGGTAATTTTTCTTTTGCTTGTTCCCATATCATGGAATCAATTGTTAATGTTACTGATTTTTTCATAATGTTTGCACTCCATTTAAAAAAAATTATATGTAAACTTTAAAGTTTACATTTTCAAATTGATTCTGTTGCTGTTTACATTTGTTTACATTTGTACACTTGTTTACACATGTGGATTTCCACAGGTTCCTCGCTAGAATGTAAACCTTCAAGTTTACCCAAAAGTTGATCACGCTCCATCTCCAAAGCAATCAAATCAAGCTTCACCTCACGAATTTCCTTATCCAACTCACCAATCTCAAACTCCAATCTCCCTTTTGATGAAAGCAACGTATTTAACCCCACTTCCACAGCAGAACGAACAGAAATATTATGCTTCTCCAAAAGCTTCTTACAACGACTAGTAACCTTAGCAGAAACAGTCTCAGGAAAATCAACACTCTTCATAAAATAATCACCTCAAAATCTTTTTAGCTTCACGTATATGTTTACACTCATGTTTACGGTAGTGAAAGTCTTCACAGCTACACCACCAACCATCAACATCATCATAATTCACAGTATTACTACCAGTACTGCCTGATGCTTTAAATTGTGCGAAAACTAATTCTACACAAACAGGATTATTGGAGGTTATTGTTTAGCCTCCTTCTCCTGTTTTTTAAACCATTCAAAAACAGCTTTACTTTCAACTTCATCGATTTCTTTCTTTTTAAACATATTCATACGAGTACGATTAATCATTACTGGAGTGATTTGTATTGTACTGTCTTTTTTATGAATATGGGCTTTTATTTTGTTTAAAACCTCATCCACATCCACTTCCTTTTTAGGCATACCATCAAATGAGTTATTATTCCTGTTTTTCCCTGCCTCTTCTTCAATTTCATCTTTTTCCATTGATAAAAACATTTGCATGAGTAAATACCTTTTTAAATAGGTTATAGCACTGCCTATATCTTGAATTAATTTATTTGAGTTACTGTTTTTGAGTTCTGGGAATGGTACTCTGATGCTTATTTCTCCTTTTTCAGGATTCCAATCTTTTAATTTTAAAACTCCATGTTCAGTGAAACTGAATATTAATGTGGTTTCATATTTGATTGTTAAAGGTATTACTTGGGATAATAAGTCATCTAATGTGAAGTATTTATTTTTAATGAATTTATTATCCCCTGTTTTTTCAAATCCTGTGTCATGCATTTCATTTTGCATTCTTGCTAGTTTTTCATATATAGTCATAGTGCCTATATCATTGCGTAAATCCTGAACTTCACCCATTTATAATACCCCCATCATCTAAATCATGGTATTCATCATCAATACTGTAATACTCATCATCCTGCAACTCACCAATAATCTCCAACACTTTAGATTCCTCAATATTTTCTAAAGATGCTTGAGAGTGTGGAATGAAACCTTTTGACACCCAGTATTCATAATAATGTATTTCACCACCACACAGTTCCTGTAAAGTATTCATAATATCATGTGTGTTCTCATAAGTACTGTCATGAAAAACAATTACAGATATGAAAACACCCCCATGTAAGTTTCCATGGGCAGAAATACGTCCGCCCATTTTTTCAACAATTTCTAATAATTGATTGTAAAACTTGTTTTGCTGATCATAAGTAATCATACTAAACACCCGTTAGTGTAGGGATCCATCTGTCCCACAATACAGAATGCAAAAATGAATAATAAAATTATTAAAATTATTCCTTTTGCAAAGATTATTTCAACTTCATACTTTTCTCTCCAGGACACTTTTTTATGAAGTCTAACTGGAGTAGGTTTATTGTTGAAGAGACTCATAATTGAGCCTCCAACAATTTATACTTAACCTCACATTTCATACCCGGAGCATTAAGGAAATCTTTCAATTCCCTTAACCTGGTTTGTTCTTCAACATACTCAGCATACTCCCCGTATAATGTTTCGAACAATTCCCTTTGCTCCGGATATTCCTGTGCTAGAAATACGAACAGTTCATCTATTTCACAGTAATCCTTGTACTGTGACTGGTTTATACGATATAACGCATTACCAATCTTGTTTTCATTTTTCCAAAATTCAGGAGTAAACATAAAATTATTCCATCCTGTTGTAGTATTCTTCACCTGCACGAGCAAATTCCAACATTTCATCGTTAGTGAGTTCATAAACTTGGAAATATTCCTCGTTTAATCTATGATTGAGTTCTTCTTGTGACTCATAATCCTCTGATAGGAGGAGTTGTTCAAATTCATCGAAGCAAACATCAACCTCTTCAGGTGGAGTAATCGTATACATTGAGTTGTTGTATTTGCAACTCATACACCCACACCCCTGAATTTTTGGAGTTCTTCTTCATAGACTCTGTTTTGATCCTGAAGTTTTTTCGCTTTTAAAAATACATGTT